TCTCTAGCTGATTTTTATTACTAAATAGCTTTGCAAAAAAATTCATTCTGGTACTCCGTAGTAAATTTTACGTCGAGAATTTAAGCTATTTACAACTCTTTGCCAGTAGTTAATTCTTTCTTTAACTTCAGCTGCATTAGCTCTAGTAAGTTGGCGGTCGCCAATCTGATAGTGTTTACTTGTCGCTAATGCTAAATCAGCATCTAACCAAGCTTGTAAGTGTTTTTTTGCAGTAATTGAGTCCATATTTTCTACCTTAACATTTGTTAAATTCTCTTAATAGCCAATCTCTACCAAGTCCTGTAAATTTGCGATCGTAAACTATATGTCCGTTTATTTCCTGTTGTTTGATTGAAACATAGCCAAAATCAGCATATTCTGAACGTAAAACCCAAGTACCATTAAGTTTGTACTGCAGTTTTTTGTTATGCATGATAGCATTTAATTGCTGTGCAGATTTTAAGCCAATTTCTTTGGCAATTTCAGTTACAGTGTAAAGTTTACCTTGATGTGTTAGCAACTTAATATTAGCTTCAGCTTTTTCTGCTCTTTCTTCAGCTTGAAGTGCTAATAGTAACACTTCTTTGCGAGTTAATGATGGAGCTGCTGTAGCAGTAGATTGCTCTAGCTCTTGCCACCGTCTAATAATAGCAAATCTCAATTTAGCACTATAGCCACTGATTAAAACTAATGTTTGTTCTTTGTTGAGTTCAATGCTTTGAACATAACCACGATTATCATAATTGATTACAACATACTGTTTTAATTGATGACTCAAATTTGGATCATCTTTTTGTAAGTCATATAACTCAGCAAATTGAACCTTAATATCTCTTATAATGTGCGAATGAAGTTTGCTAGTAAGTCCCGCAATTTCTATGCTTGACATGGTTAATTTAGTAGTTTCAGTAGTTAAAGCTAATGCAGTAGTGGGAATAGTTGCCATGGTTTGTACTCCTTGAACGTTTAAATAATTAATAATTTTTCTTTGTAAATCAAATGAATAATGTGCAATTAATAATAAAACTGCTTGAATTGATAAATAATAAATATTTTCTGTTACTTCAATAGTAAGCCGATTTTTACCTAATTTGCGTATCTTCTTTTAATTTCATCTATATTGATTAATAATCTGCTCAATTTTTAAAATATATTCTTGCATATTAAAATCATATTCATCACCGAGTAATTGCTTTAATATTTTATGTTTTTCTAAATTAAGTGAAATGTTGTTTAATTGCTCATTGATTAGTTGCCTATTAATGCTGTCAATGTCAATAATTTGCTTTGGCTTGTCTTCTTGAATGTATAAAGAAACACTTAAACAAAAGTTGTTTTTAACTATTTCATCATAACTAACAATTCTTGAGCAGTTGTCTTTATCTACAAAAGTTATATTGTTTGATGTTTTATTTTTCTTAAAAACTAATATAATTGTTTCAATTTTAGTATCAACAAAACTATTACCTGCGACTTGAATGACTTTGTCAATGTAATTAAGTTCAATTAAATATTGTCTCAATTTCCCCTCAGAATTTTCTCTATAAAGAATACCAGGAAAATTTAATACAACTGCAGTACCTGTATCTGATAAATAGTGTAATATATGAAATATAAAAGCATAGTCAGCTTTTGACTTAGGGGGTAAAGTTGGTAATAAATTAAATCGCTCATCATCACCTGAAATAAGTTCAGGACTCCACTGTATGCTAAATGGTGGATTGGCAACGATAGCATCAAATTTTTTAGTTTGCCAATCTGGATTAGGATTGGTTAAAGTATCACTGCAAAATCCATGAAAATTATTTAGTTTTGATTTAGCTATGTTTAATTGATCTTGATTTAGCTCTTGACCATACTTTACTACATAGTCATCAAAAACGGTCAGTAAATTACCATTACCGCATGTTGGTTCATAAACTTCGCTATATTCAGTGTCTAAATATGATTTAAGTAGCTCTGCCATTTTGTTATCAGAATAAAAAACGCCATTTTTCTTAAACTCTTGCTTTATGTTTTTTAAGTTGTATTCCATATCAATATTAAATTCTTTTAACGTAACTTTTCGTGAAATCTAGTTTAGATGCTTTTGTTTAACGAGATGTGGAAAGGACAATTCCCCTTTCGAGAAGAAACACCCCCAACGTGCGTGAAGAAAACATTATTTCTCTGAGTATGGGATTTCATATAGTGAGGAAATACACCACTATTTTTAAACTGTTGGTTAAGGTTTATCAGTCAAGCAACTTAACTTGTTTACGTAACATTTCATTAATTAAATGATTATCAAATCCCATGTCAAACAACTTAACATATTTATCAACAAGTCACTTCTACACTCTAACATTGGTAAATTCATTTGGTCTTTTTTAATCAGTTTAGGAAACCCATGTAAATCACAAGTTATTTTATTAACTACGCTATTAGCTTTAATGTAGGGTAATTTTTCTTTGCGTTCCTCTGGTGGTAGCATATGCCCAATTATTGCCATAGCCTCTATTTGTGCATGAGTATCATTTTTGCGATATTTTATTACCTCTAATGCATCTTTCATTTGTTGCCATTGGTTTATAATTTTCATTCTTAATTGAACGTTATAACCGCTAACTAAACACAATGTTTCAGCCTCATCTAATACATACATAGGACGCTTTTCACCTTTTGCGTCAATGTATTCATCCAGCCCAAAACTGGGTTCGTTACCTAAATCATTAAACATGTTTTTAATATCACGTAACACGTGAGAATGTCTTTTATCGCATAGTTCAGCAATTTGTTTACTGTTCATTGTTAACGGTGTTCTAATTCTTAACATTTTATCATTCCCTTGATGAAATTATTGTTGCAATAGCCGAAAGCTTACGAATATCTTCCAACGTGTTTATGTAATTCAGCAATTTCATGCTTGACATTGTCAATCATGTACCTTGATACTTACCATCTCCAATTAATACAAAAAAATAGCCCAGAAAAATTTACATTTTACTGAGCTCAGGAGTCAACTGGTTAAGTTAAAGTTTAGATTGCTAATAGCTTTTTGTATTGATTAGTTAATTGATTACGTTCATTTAAACAATGAACAGCACTATCAGCAACTTTTAAATTACCAACATTGATTAATTTGCTTACTGCAATAACATCATCACTACGTGCATATTTACCTAAATTATTCTGCAACCAAAAATAAATTGCTGATAAAATTGCTCCATCTAAACTACGCAAATAATCATTAACTGTAGTTAAAGTTAAGTTATTAGCTAAGTTATGTTGTTCTAACCAAAGCAAGAAGCCTTGATAATTGTTGCGTCCAGTTAATTGAATTAAGCCACCACCACGATAATCAAAGCCATCATTATCATTTAAGCCGTTAGCTTGATTGCCCATGCGCCCACCATAAACTAAGTTAAATAACCACGGCTGTGGACAAAAGTCGCTATCTTTCGCTTTAAGTTCTAGTTGCTTAGTATTAATTGCAGTTAAATATGTTTTAAATATTTGTTTAGCAGTACTAAAACGGTAATTACTACCTTCACTAAGTCGAGTAAAACCGCCTGATTCATGATGACATTGCGCCAAAAAATGGGCTTGTTCAAGTTTATTAGTAATACCAAATTTAGTTAAATAATTAACTATTTTTAAAGTAGTGTTGTCCATTATTTTCCTCAATTAAAATAGTCCACTTGATATAACTCGACGAGTGCGCCTAGTTGATTTTTGTGATTGTTTAGCTACTCGTGGCATTAGCTGATTTACCTGCTTATTGCTTGATTTAGCTGATATGTTTAGGTCTTCTGTTGGTTCATCGGCTGAATTATTAGCTATTTCATTGTTGGCATTAAGTCGCTGATTATTTAGTTTTGCTAAAGCTTCAAATGGTGGGTTAATAATTCTGATTGCAGCTAAATTATACACAGTTAAATCAAGTGCTTCATTTCTAGCTGAAGGATAAATTTTTTCCCATACGTCAATATATCCCCTCGATGTTTTTCGCTTAACTTTATGTTCAGATAATAGCATTTCAAAATAATTTTGGTCGTAATTCATATCTAAATTACGTGGAAAATGTATATAACCAGTTCCTTCAAAATGATTTTGTAGTCGTTGATGAATTATATCTTTAGCATTGTGAACCCCGATCATGAAATTAATCACTCTTTGCCGTCCAACTTTGCTAGATTTAGCAACAACTGGAACACCGCCAAACTGATTAGAACCCTTTATTGAGTAAACACTTCTTTTAGCTAACTGAAATTTTTTTACAAACTTATACACTTCTTGTGTAAAATGTCCGCCGCTGTCTATTACCACACAAGAAGCAGTAAGCGCATTACCATCTGCATAAGTAAATTTTTGAAAAATATGTAATTCTAAATCGTCCCAAAATGACTGTGCAGTCAAATCACCGAATAACTTATAATACTTAATACCCCACGATTCTTCACCAATGCCCCAGCCTGTAAACTGCAGTTCTACACGATTATCTTGCACATCTACAGCACAAGTTAAAACTAGAACTTTATCAGAAAGTTCAGCAGGATAATCATGCCGATGTGCTTCAAGACTAGTAATATCAATCTCCGTGTAATCTTCTTCAAATGATTCACCTAATTTTAGATTGATAAACTCACGTAATTTTTTGCGGTCTCGAGTTTTTACGGCTTCATGAAATTCAGCTACTAACTGATAAAATTTTAACCATGGTGAGTATAGTGAACTAATATGAAAACCTGCTATTTTGCGTGAAGGTTGAGTTTTTACCCAAACGCCTTTATCTAGCATTTCAGATTTATAGCGGTCAGTTATATGAAACTGACAGCTAGGACATTCTAAATAGACGCTTTCAGCAATTGGATCACCAAGTTCATCTTTTTCCCATTTTACCATCTCCCAGCGCATTACAAATTTTTCATCACAATTAGGACATGGAACATAATAAAAACGTTTATCGCTCTTTTCAAACCACTCTTCAATTTGCGAACTATCTTTAACAGTCGGAGTTGACAAAATGAATATTTTTTTATTTGCAAAGTTAGTAGTACGTTGTAAAGCCAGTTTTAGTGGATTACCTTCATTTGCCACCATATGCGGAAAACGATCCACTTCATCAGCAAGTAAAACCCTAATCGGTTTACTCGCTAACTTTGTCGGCGTACTTGCACCGTGTATAGTAATATAGCCACCACTAAATAGTTTTAAAGAAATAGTATTATCGCCGTCTCTTGATTTAGAGCTAAACAAATTGCGTAAAGTTGGAGTATCATCAATAGTTTTTTGTATTCTAGTTTTAGAAAAATCCTCAGCTAAACCGTCTGTTGGAAGCAGGTACATAATTGGGCTGGGGTCTTGAGAAATATAATAGCTCATAACATTTAATGCTATTTCAGTTTTTCCAACTTGACTACCCGCCATGAACACGACTAAATCACAATCACCATTAAACTCATTCATAATATCACGAGAATACGGAGCACGAGAAGTGCGCCATTTTCCTGGTTCTGGTCCAGTACCTCTGGCAATAAAGCGATATTGATCAGCATATTCACTAATCAATAATCTCGGCTGTGGTTTCAATATGTCAATAAATGCACTAGCAATTTTGTACATATACATCTCCTAATTTTGCGTTTCGTCTTCACCTCCGAACTGATAATAATCGAAATTGTTTAGTAGTGTAAACGCATCATTTATGCTATTGTGAATAATTTGTTCGATTTGCGCTATAGTTTTACCTTCGCACAAAGGAGCTAATTTAGAAGGTAACGCAAACATATCATTTCTTAGAACTGTAGCAACAGCTTCAACTTCTTTAATGACTTGCTCAACCGAAATTAAATCACCTTGCAATTTTTTAACTTGTAGCTTTTTAAGTTCAGCAGATTGAATTTGGTATTCTGTTCTAGCTTCATTAAAATCTTTAAGATTTGATATTTCGCTAGATTCACTTGTTGATACTTTACCAAACGCTTTAAAGTCATTATATACATATTGCGCATCAGGCATTATGATTTTAGTTCCCTCAATCGGCAGTTTCCCAAGCTTCACCCATTTTGCAATGGCAGGTTGTGACACGCCATTGCGTCGAGCAAATTCAACTTGACTAATTAGCTCTTTTTCCATATTATAACCTAACTACGCAGGGTTATAGTTTATATAACCATTTGATATATAAAATAATATTTATTGTTTTGTGTTTTTTTGCAACATTCTAATTATAACCTAGTATAACCTAGCCAAATTTTCATGTGACTAGCTATAGCGTGGGGCTCGAATGACC